AAATCCTTATCTAAAAGATATACTTAAAAAGTATGACAAGAATGATGAATCTACTTGGAAAAGTATATTAGTAAAAGGTGGTTCCGTACAACACTTAAAATTTTTAACGGATAATGAAAAAGAGGTATTTAAAACATTTGGTGAGATTAGTCAAAAAGAAATAATTATACAAGCGTCTCAAAGACAAAAATATATTGATCAATCTCAGTCATTAAATATAATGATAGGTCCAGATATTCCTCCTAAGCAAGTTAGCGACCTTCTTATAGAAGGATGGCAATTAGGAGTCAAAACCTTTTATTATCAAAGAAGTGCTAATCCCGCACAAGAATTAGCTCGTAATATTTTATCATGTTCTAGTTGTGAGTCTTAATACAAGAGGATTAAAAATGGGAAATGTATTCGAAGATCAAACAAAATTTATGATAGCTTGCGATCAGAGTGTATGCGAATGGAACATACCTCAATTAAATATGTATCATACCTTGATTAAGGAAGAGGTGTCAGAACTACAAGAAGCTTTTGATGCTAATGATCGCGTTGAAATATTAGATGCTTTAATAGACATTATAGTTGTTACGGCAGGGGCTATTAATAGTATGGGGGCAAATGCTCAAGGAGCATGGGATGAAGTAATGAAGACTAATTTTGCTAAAGTAGATAGTGCTACAGGCAAAGTAAAAAAAAGAGAAGATGGTAAAGTGCTCAAACCACAAAATTGGCAGCCACCCAATCTTAAATCATTTATATAGTATGGTGTATATTAATATACGAATATATTATTTACCTACATATTAAAGGGTACATCTTTGAGAAAGAAAAAAAATGCTAACGCTAATAACAAAAAAGACAAACTTATCGATCTTACAAATGTTACCCTTAATAATGAAAATAGAATAGTTTATCGCAATAGGTTAAAACCTAGAACAGATAATCAAAAAGAATATATACGTTCTATAATTGAGAACACCATTACCTTTTGTCAAGGCAGCGCTGGTAGTGGTAAAACTCATTGTGCTGTTGGATTAGCGTTAGAATATTTATTAGATGAAAAGATTAAAAAAATTATCATAACTAGGCCCGTTGTTGAAGCTGGAGAAAAAATAGGATATCTTCCAGGTAAATATGAAGAAAAGTTATTTCCTTATCTATTACCCATAGAAGATGAAATAAATTATTTTATCGGCCCAGCATTAAATGCAACTCTTAAGCTCAATAATAAAATTGAAATTGTACCACTAGGATTTATGAGAGGTCGAAATTTTCATGATTGTTTTATTGTAGCGGACGAGTGTCAAAATGCGTCATACGAACAATTAAAAATGTTGTTGACAAGAATCGGTCAAAACAGTAGAATGGTATTAACTGGAGATGTTTCCCAATCAGACTTGGCTAGACATTTACAGGGCGGTTTTTATGAGATGATAAAAAACTTATCTGATGTAGAAGGAATTGGCATCTCAACACTAACCGATCATGACATTATTCGTAATCCTATCATAGCAAAAATTTTAGCTAAATTAGACAATTATGAACAAGGCAGAAAATAGTAAATGCTTATTACTAAATGCCAACTATTGCCCATTAAAAATCATCAGTTGGCAAAAGGCAATTGTATGGTCATTAAGATATAATGAGAATCACAATTACGCTATCCAAATTATAGACTATTATAGTGATAAATATATACAAGGAACCAATAAAACCTATCCTGTTCCATCTGTAGCTAAAACTGTAAAATATTTTAATCTATATGATAGATCTTTAAAATTTTCTAGAAAAAATCTTTTTATTAGAGATAATTATACATGTCAGTATTGTGGAGAAAGTTTTCCATATAATCAATTAACATACGATCATGTAATACCAAAAAGTAAATTTATACACGATAAGCATAAAGCTACAAGTTGGTCAAATATCATAACGGCTTGTACTTTGTGCAACAGAAAGAAGAAAAATAAAACACCAGAGCAGGCTAATATGGAACTATTATCTTTTCCTTATCAGCCAAAGTATGATTTTAGATACTTGCCAGTGAGTGCGCAACTATCTACTATAGGTGTAGATATACCTAACGCTTGGAAAAATTATTTATTAGAGTATCATAATGCATGATATTATAGATAGATTAGATATAATGGCAAAACAGTTATTAACTGTTGAAGAATATGCTAATTTTATAGATTTATTTAAATCAATGAATGATAGATTATCTCTAATCAAAGATGAACAAAATAATCAACAAACAGATGTAACAACGGAAAAAGAAATCAAATATCCATATGATATAGAGATTATGCTTGGAATAAAAATATTTAGAGATAATCAGATAGGAGAAAGGATTGAGCTAATTAATCAATATAATCAGTCTTTCCTAAAAAAAGTAATGATAGGCGAAGATCCTGTAGAAAAAGTTAATTCTGTACTAGAGTATATCGAAAAAATATAATGCAGTTTATTTCGAAATATTCCAATAATAAAACTGTTACTCCGGCTCAGTTTATTACGGAAATGATATGCGAAAAAAAAGCCCAAAAAGATAAATTAGATTTACACTATAGATTTTGGACATCTCCTAAATGGAGTAAATTTTTTAGAGATCAAATAGCCGCAGCAAATAAATTAGTAAAAGAATACGAACCACTAGCTATTATCAAAGCTTTAAATGATCCCAAAGCTAAGAATATATATTCTCTAAGGGCTCCATTTCTCAAACCTATTATAGTAGATAAACAAAAAATACTAGAAACAAGCAATAAAACATTGAAACAAACGTTTAATCGAAAAGAAATAATAGATCATCGCAAAGCACCACAACCACAAAAAAATATCTTATCAAAACTAAAGGAAATTGACAATGACAGTTAAAGAAGATGTAAAGAAAAACTTTGGTACGGATATCATTCTGTCTGGTAATTCCATAGTAGACAGAAAATCTATAATTATACCGGTTAGTCCAGCATTGGATCTTGTGCTTCAAGGAGGCATACCAGAAGGTAGTTTCGTTATTTTTACTGGTCAACCAAAATGTGGCAAAACCACCACATCTCTTGATTTTGCTGCAACGGCCCAAAAGGAAGAATATCGTGGAGATCTGAAAAGCCCAAGACATGTGTACTACCTTAATATAGAAGGCAGACTAAAAAAGAGAGACTTAGAAGGTATAAAAGAATTAGATCTAGATAGATTTGATGTAATAGGTTCTCAGCAAGGAAAGATTTTACATGCTGAAGAATATTTACAAATTGCAGAAAAACTTATCAATGAAGAACCAGGATCAATCATAATCATAGACTCCTATTCTGCATTATGTACCGAGGCCGAGATTACAAGCGATATGGATAAAATGCAAAGAGCAGATGGAGCAAAACTATTAGCTAAATTTTGTCGTAAAGTTGCAAATGTTATACCAGTAAATAAGAATATAGTTATTGGTATTACACATCTTATGGGCAATCCAGGATATGGCAATGTTGAATGGAAAGAAAAAAGCGGACAAGCTATTGCATATCAAACAGATGTAAAATTAAAGGCAAAATTTCATAAACCATGGGTTTTAGGTACAGATGGTGCTCAAATAGGTCAAGAAGTAGAATGGCAAGTTTTATGTTCTGCTCTTGGACCGCCCGGCGGAACAATCACATCATATCTTAGATATGGACAAGGTATCGATAAATTTACAGAATTAGTTATGATAGCTACAGATATGGGACTAATTAATAAAGGAGGAGCTTGGTATACGTTAGATTTTATTACCGATGAAAAACTTAAATTTCAAGGTTCTGAAAAAGTAAGACAGTTCCTAATAGACAATCCTACACGATACGAAGAACTATATCAGGTTGTAAAAAATACTGTTGGTATTAATAATGGAAGTGCATGATCTAGATGGAAATATTTATAATTGGCAATTAGTTGGATATCAAGCTAATCCAAATATAAAAAAATCTGGTCTTCACATGAAGGCTAGAGAAATGATTACAGAAATATTTCCTACGTTACAAATTTTAGAAGAAGTGCCGATTAAAATTACTAGGAATGATACTCTATATTTAGATTTTTATATTCCATTAAAAAGACTATGCATAGAAACCCATGGCGAACAACACTATAAATTTATTGCTCACTATCATGGTAATGCACTAGGCTTTTTACGTCATCAAAAACGAGATAAGCTAAAAAAAGAATGGTGCAATCTGAATGGTATAGGTTTTATAGAACTTCCCTTTAATGAAAGTTATGAACAATGGCTGAACAGATTAAGACAGCAAAAGACCAACTAGAAGAATGGGATAGAATACTAGATGAATACGAAACTAGTACTGGTCTACCAAAATATGAAAATACACTTATTCCAGAATCTGAAGTTAGTTTGTACTTTTCTATGAATAGAGATCATATAGAAAAACTATCGCCAGAAGATTGTTTACAGATATCTTATAGGCTTAGTCAATTAGCTTTACATATTCAGCGCACATCCAATAGAGAAATAGCTAGATATAATTGGGCTGAAGAAACAATCAAAGAAGTGATAGCTGACGATATCAATAACTACAAAGGATATGGTTTTTTGGAAAAATCCTTGCAAGCGATCAAACACAATGACAAGGCGTCCGCGCTCAATAAAATAAAGAAGTACGCCAAACAGAGATCCGATAGACTATCATATTTGTCTGGAAATATAAAAAATTTAGCAGATATCTTAACAATGGTTTATAAGTCCAAAATTAGTATTAGAAATTAATTATGATATTAAGTGATACAGCGGCTGAGAGAGCCGTTTTAGCTGGAATATGTAGATTCGGTGAAGAGGTTTATCTAGATATTGCTGATCTTATAGATGAGAAATGTTTCACTATAGATAGTAATAGTCTAATATATAAATGCATCAAGCATCTTTATGATAAAGACGCTACTCTAAACATTGATATACCATCAATATATTCTGCTGCTAGCGAGATAGGAGTTTCTCATTTAATATCTTCAAAAGATGAAGCACAACATCTTAGGGCGATTGTTGATTTTCCTGTCGGAAAAGATAATATTAGAAAATTTGCTGCAAAAATCAAAAAGCTAGAAATTGCTAGATCTTTGCATAAAGAGTTAGAGGTTGTACAAGAAAAGATTTTAGACATTAATGGTAGTGAATCTGTTGGCCATATTGTAGGAATAGCAGAAGAATCCATTTTAGGTTTTACAAATTCATTAACAGATAATGACAACAGTCCTATACTGATGGGTAAGGGTATTGTTGAATATATAGAATATTTGTCTTCTAATCCTGTGGATCAAGTTGGTATTCCAACTGGATTTCCAATATATGATCAGGCCATAGGAGGAGGACTACGAAAAAGTACTGTTAATGTAATTGCTGCAAGGCCCAAAACTGGAAAAACATTATTAGTAGATAATATGGGTTTTCACATTGCCAGAAATCTTAATATTCCAGTACTTAATCTTGATACCGAGATGACAAAAGAAGACCATGTACATAGATTGCTGGGAATGATGACGGAAACAGAATTAAGAGATATAGAAACAGGAAAGTTTGCACAGTCATCGGCCGCAAAACAAAAAATAGAAAAAGCTACCCAAGAATTATCAAATATTCCTATCTATTATAAGTCTATTGCTGGTAAGCCATTTGACGAACAGTTATCCATAATGAGACGCTGGATTCTCAAGCATGTTGGACTTAATGATGATGGCACAGCTAAAGAGTGTGTTGTATTTTACGACTACCTAAAATTGATGGATACTCAGGGTATGAGTCAAGATCTTAAAGAATATCAATTATTAGGATTTATGATGACACAATTACATAATTTTGCTACCAAATTTGGAATACCAATAGTAGCTTTTGTACAGCTCAATAGGGATGGGATAACCAAAGAAAGTACGGACACGGCTAGCGGTTCGGATAGAATTATATGGCTGTGTAGTAACTTTACTATTTTCAAACGAAAATCAGATGAAGAAATTGCGGAAGATGGTCCAAATAATGGCAATAGAAAATTAGTACCTATTATCAGTCGTCATGGTGGGGGATTAGACGATAATGACTATATTAATTGTCACATGAAGGGTTGGTGCGCTAAAATTACAGAAGGTAAAACCAAATTAGAAATAAGTCATAATTCCAATGCAAAATCAGAAGGCTTTATAACAGATGAAACAGACGAAAACGATGAGCAAATCCCGTTCCTATAGTCAGTCTGAACTGAAATTAGTTTGTGATAATTTATGTGATAATATTGAGACCCTATTTGATTTATTTCAATTAGACTACAAAGAAAATCACAAAATGTTTACAATGTCATGTCCAATACATGGCGGAGATAACCAGTCTGCATTAAACATTTATCACTTGGGAGATCATTACAGAGGAAATTGGGCCTGTAGAACTCATCAATGCGAGAAGATATTTCAACCATCCATTATTGGTTTTATTAGGGGCTTGTTGTCTGTAGAAAAATATGAATGGAAACAAGATGGAGATAAGATATATCCTTTTAATCAAGCAGTAGAATTTGCACTAGAGTTTTTAAATAAAGATGTTAAAGATTTTAAAGTCTCAAAGAAAACCCAAGAAAAAAATAAATTTACCCAAATAGTAGAAAAAATTAAACCATTAACTACATTTGATAGCACCAAGGTAAACAGGCAATACGTTAGATCCGCCCTATCTATCCCTGCTAAATATTATATAGATAGAGGATATACTAACGAAATACTAGAAAAGTATGATGTTGGACTATGTTCTACTGCTGGTAAAGAAATGTACAATAGAGTTGTGGCACCAATTTACGATGATAATCACAGATTTGTAGTCGGATGTACTGGTAGATCCATATTTAATAAATGCAATGTGTGTGGCAGTTTTCATAATCCTCAAACATCTTGTCCATCACAGCAAGATTCTTGGAAATATTCTAAATGGAAACATAGTAATGGATTTAAATCTCAAAATTATTTGTATAATTTTTGGTTTGCTAAAGAACATATTTTAGAAACAGGAAGCGTGATACTTGTTGAAAGCCCCGGCAATGTATGGAAATTAGAAGAAAATGGAATACATAATAGTGTTGGTCTTTTTGGATGTTCTCTTAGTGACAGACAAAAACTAATACTAGACTCTTCTGGAGCAATGAATATTATTATCTTAACAGATAATGACGATGCTGGTAAAAAAGCTGCTGAACAAATACAAAACAAATGTTCAAAAACATATAATATATTAATACCTAAAATATCAAAAAATGATATTGGCGAAATGACATCCGACGAAATTACAATAGAAATTAAAAATTATCTGGAGCAAATTAAATGGTAAATATTATTGCTTTTTCCGGCAGAAAACAATCTGGCAAAACAGTATGCTCAGATTTTTTGCAACAACTATTATTATCCAATGGATACAGCGATGTTCCTATATATAATTTTGCAGATCCTCTAAAAGAAGATATTTGTATGAATATGTTTGGATTAACTTACGAACAATGTTATGGTAGTGATGATAGTAAAAACGAACTCATAGATGCATACTGGGACAATAAACAATTAACAGCAAGAGATCTGATGCAACTCATAGGTACCGACCTATTTAGAAAATTAAATAATAATGTTTGGGTAAATGCTCTTATAAATAGAATTAAAAAGAATAATCATCAAATGGTCATAGTGTCAGATTGTAGATTTCCTAATGAAATAGAAGCTATTAAAAATAATAATGGATTAGTATTTAGATTAAGTAGAAATCCATTTAATTCAGAACATACTAGCGAATCTTGTTTAGATAAAGCTAACTATGACTGGAAAAACTTTAGTGCCATTATAAACAACGATAATATGACAGTTAGAGAACAGTTTGAGTATCTCAAAAGACTAGTGTTGCAATTTA